GGTTAAGAGAATTATCAGAAGATGAGTCTAATGCCGTATATCTATTGATTTCGGGGCTGACAGTAACAGAGGTTGCTAAAGCAATTGGTGTTACTAGACAAACTATTTACAACTGGATGAACAGAGAGCATATTAGGAAAGAAATTGACAGACGTAAACAAGAGCTAACAAACCAAGGAAACCTATTGATATTAAAGGATTTAGAAACTTATATCAATAACATCAAGGAATTAGCTAGTGATAAGAGTGATAAGAGGGTTATGCTAGCAGCTAATCAGTATCTTATAAATCGTATCTATGGTACTCCTACAAATACAATTATACAAGCAGAAGATGATAGTGGTGGTATGGGTATGGATACAACAGAGATAGAAGCAGCTATAGCTAAGATAAGAATAAGAACAAGCAAGAAGTAATTAGATATGAAATAAATCCTGCAAGAATATGTTTTAATTATGTTTGAAATCAATTAAAGCAAAACATATATTATATATATATTTACTTTAATAATTAAATCATAGATTGTATTTAACTTTAGTTATATCTGATTTAATAAAATTTAGTGAGACTTAATAATTAAAGTTTCATACAGTGAAGTGATGTGGATTATTATAGTATATGTGAACCTATTGGAAATGCTAGGTTCTTTTTAACTATGCCGAAAATACATATTTAAGGAATAGTTGAAAGATAATTAATAATTCTAATCAAAAAAATATTTCTTGCAAGAAAATAATTCAAAATACTTTAATATATTTATTTTTTTTATTAATAGGGGGTGTCCTTCTATTTTGAAAAAATTATTTTTTATGGAAAATGAGTTCTAGAAATTTTCTAGCAAAATTTAAAAACCAGAGATGTATTTCAAAGAGGGTGATTTTATTAGAGAAAAATTTACATTGTTTATTTTATTAATTGCATTACTCACTGAGCCTAAAAAAATAGAAGAAGTAAGAGGAAGTAAATACGAGTGGATAATCTAGAAAGAAATATACAATTAATATTTAGTTATCTAGCAAAGACTTTTATAAGAAATGGAGCATCTATAAAAGATGCTGAAAAAGAAGCAAATGAGATTATAAAAGCCAATTCAAACAATCTTTGGGGAGTTAATGGTCTCGCTTATCAACTTGGAAAAATAAACCTAGAATTTTTCTGTATGTATTTTATGCAAGACACATATTTACCAAAAGAAGATAATGCTGCTGCTCCTATAGCTAAAGTTCATCATGAGCTATGGGAAGATATACAAGAATCTATAATTGGAGATGGTTCACAGCAATTAGGAAGAATTTATCCAAGAGGGACAGGTAAAAGTGCATTTGGAGATTTAGCGACAACTGTATGGTCGCATTGCTATAAACATAAGACATATACTTTGATTTGCTCTGACATAGGATCTACAGCAGAGAAATTTGTAAAAGATATAAAAAATGCATTACTTGAAAATGAGTATATTAAAAAAGCATTTGGTGTCCTTTTAAATGATAATGATAGAAAATACATTTGTAATAGTACTCAACTAGAGCTAACAAATAAAACTTTTATTGAAGCTATATCATCTTCATCACCCATGAGAGGAAGAAAATACAATAATAACCGTCCAGATCTTATCATACTTGATGATTATCAGTCAGAAGAAAATGTTAGAACAGAAGATGCTAGAGAGAAAAAATTTAAAAGATTTTCTGATGATGTAAAATATGCTGCTCAAAAACCAGTCATAAGAAATGGTAAAACTATAAAAAGAGGAACAACTTTTATAGCATTAGGAACCTTACAACACAAAGAATGTTTTTATAGTAGACTAAAAAAATTACCAACTTGGAAGTTTAAATGCGAAAAAGGAGTTTTAGTTGATAATGTAGATGAATTATTTAATTCTGGTTTATGGCTTAAGTTCAAAGAGATCTTATTTGATTTTAAAAATACAAATCATCTTGAAGATGCTAAAGAATTTTACTGGGAAAATGAAAAAGAAATGAAATTCCCTATATTATGGCCAAGTTTTTGGGATTGTTTAGATATGGCTCTAAGTTATTATGAAAATCCAACATCTTTTAAGCAGGAAGTGCAAAATGATGTCAATTCTATAGGAGAAAAATGGTTTAAAACTGTTAGAACAGAAACTAGAGAAGAAATTGAATCGCATACTTTTAAAAAGACAATGCTGTTATGTGATCCAGCATCTGCGGGTGGGTCGAAACATGACTATAGCGCTTTTCTTGTTGGAAGTGAATCAGAAAATGGTTTACTATATGGAAGATTGGCAGAACTAGCTAAAATAAATGCTAGAACTGATTTTGATAAATATATAGACCATATGATTTATTTATTAAAAGTGTATTCAGATATAACACATATTTATATAGAAAAAAATACATTTAATGGCGCAGATGCCAACCAATTAGAGTTTAAAATAAAAAATGATAATGTTCTTAGTTATAGAGATATAGAAATCATTAATGAGCAACAAAAGAAAAATAAAGATGATAAAATCTCTACTTTAATACCTGTTTTAAATAAAGGCCAAATGATTTTTGCAGAAGAAGATAAGGAATTTATACAGCAAATACTTGATTTTACAGGACAAAAATACTCTCTACATGATGATGCTCCGGATATATCATCGGAATTTATTAATCGAATTAACAACATAAAAGTTTCTGAGACAGTAAATATCTTTGATAGAAAATTATTAGGTTTTTAGTTGGGAGGTAATTTATTGGCTAATAGATCAAAGTTTGAAGAAGTTCAAAAAACTTTAACTAAAAAAGGAAAGAAGTTCAATGTTGGAATAGGAAAAGATGAAAAAGGATATTTTGCATATACTCATAGAGCAAGGAGTAAAAGTTATATTTCAAAGCAAGATATTCCAATAAAAGTTTTAAAATTTATAGAGTCTACAGGATAGGATGTGTTGTTAATGGAATTAGATTTAGACTTAATAAAAGACATATATGACGATTGGAACTCTAATAAATCCGAATATGATACTATGTATAAGTATTATAAAGGTGAAACGGATGCTATTAGCAACTATAAAATGGTTACCAAGAGATCTAATAATAAGATAAACACTAATTTCTTAAAAAAGTTTATTAATGAAGAAGTCGCTTATTCTCTTGCAAATAAGATTACCTATACAAGTAGATCTGGTGATGAGAAGATTATAAATGATTTAGAATACTATACTTGCCATTGGAGTAAAAAACATGACTCAGATTTATTGAGGTATGCACTATTATTTGGGCTTTGCTATGAACTTTACTATGTAAAAGATGATGAAATACAAGTAAAGATAATCAAGCCAACAGATGGCTGTCATTATGAAAATGAAAATGGAGAAATAGTATGCTTTATTAGAGAGTTTACCAAAGGTTTCGAAGATGACACGTATGTAGATGTATATGACAAAGAATATATATATCATTTTGATTCAAATTTCAAAGAAGTTGAAAGTCCTACAGTAAACAATATATTTGATGGAAATGTTCCAATATCAATTTGCAAAAGAAGTGAAGAACTAGGAAAAAATACAATATTTAATGATATAAAAGGGTTACAAGATGCTTATGAAACTAATTTAAGTGATATAAGTAATGAAATTAGTGATTTTAGAAATGCTTATTTAACCTTTTCTGGATGTAATATTAAAGAAGATGATTTGCCAAGGATGAAAGAACTTGGAATACTTCAAGTTAATGGAGATGGAAAAATAGAGTGGCTTATTAAAGATATGAATGATACATTTGTTCAAAATACACTATCTTCAATAAAAGAAAATATGTATGAAATTACATCTCATATAAATCACAATGAAAAAATGCAAAGTAATACATCAAGTCTAGCAGTTATAGCAAGATTAATCAGTACAGAATGGATTTGTAGCCAAAATAATGATAGTATTGCAGATACTTTATTTAATAGGTACAAATTATTGTGCATTTGGCTTAATAAAAAATATGGTTTTGACTATGATTATAAAGATATTAAGGCTAAATTTACCCCTAAGATACCACGTGATGATTTAGTTGTAGCAAATATATTAAGCCAACTTGGAGATAAATTATCTACTGAAACTGGCTTATCTCAACTAAGTTTCATTGATAATCCTCATGCTGAAATAGAAAAAGCTAAAAAAGAACAGGAAATAGTTTCAGAGGGAGAGATTTTATTAGATGAATCAAAAGATTATAACTAAATTGACTGAAGATATATATAAATCTGCTGAAAATAGGACAAAACCATTTTATAAGTATCAAAGAGAAAATAGGGATAAACTTTTATTAGAAATAGCAAAGATATTGCTAACACACGATATTATTAATGAATACTTAAATATTAATAATAAAGATAAGAAAAATCTAAGGTCAAAACTTAATAAAATTATAAATGAGTATTCTAATAGTTATGATGAAGAAGTCAAGGATATAGAAACTATTTTATCTGATTCATCTAAGAATAAATATTCAAATTTGATAATTTTATTAGGAGTAATACTGAAGATAAAAGATGTTAGTAATATAAACAATAAAGTTATAAATAAGATAGTGAATAATAAGGTTGATGGAAAACATTGGAGCGATAGACTCTGGAAGAATAAAAAAGGTATAGAAGAGTCCTTAAAAAAAGAAATAAAGAGTTTTCTAAATGGAAAAACTTCTGTAAATAAGATAGAAAAAGCAATAAGAGATAAATATTCAACAGGTGCAGGACAAACCAGCAGACTAATAGAAAATGAAGTTGCCAGATGTCAAAGTGAAGTAAATGAGTATTTTTTCAAGGTTCAAGGGATTATAAAAGTAATGTATTGTGCAGATTTAGATTCTCGCACATGTAGTGATTGTTCTATGCATAATGGAGTGATATTTTATGTCAATGAAGATAGGCCCTCTTTGCCAAGACACTGTCACTGTAGATGTCAATATATACCTGTTTAACATGTATTAATTAATTTAATAGGTGTTTTTATTATGTCTAAAAAATATGAGGTGAAATATGAAAGTTGAAATATTAGGAACAGAATATCTAGTGATAGAGAAACTTGAAAGCGAAGATGTGCTATTAAAGGAAAGAGCTGGATATTGTGATCACTCTGTTAAGGAAATTGTTATAGAGAAAATAAATTCTGAAGAAGGTTCATTGAAAGATTTAAGTGTATATAAAAATGAAGTTGCTAGGCATGAAATAATTCATGCATTTCTTAGTGAAAGTGGATTGAAGAGTTGTAGTTCTTGGGCTACAAACGAAGAAATGATTGACTTCTTTGCAATTCAATTTCCTAAAATAGTAAAGGTTATGGATAAAATAGAATGTTTGAATTAAATTTTCAAAAAGGAGAACTTTATACATGTTAAAAAAAGAAGTGTTGGAATTACTAAAAGAAATAGAAGATGATGCAGAAATAGATTCATTGCTGCAATCAACAGATTTATTCAAATCTGCATCTGATAAAAAGCTTACAATAGAAGAGTTTAGAGAATTAATTAATAATGATGCAAACTTTAAAGCTATTATAGATAATGAAAAAAATAAATATCACAGCGAAGCACTTGAAAACTTTAAGAAAAAAGATATGCAGACACTTATAAGTGCTGAAGTTCTAAAAAGAACTGGAGCAAATGAAACAGAAGAGCAAAAAGCAATAAGGGAATTAAGAGAAAGCCTAGACAAACTAAAAAAAGAAAAGCAGTACGCAGAAAAAGTTTCTAAATATAAAGATATTTTAGTTGAAAAGAAAATACCTACAAACTTAATTGAATATCTATTATCTGATGATGATGATAAAACAAATGCAAATATAGAGATATTTGAAAATTCAATGAAGCAATATGTGCAGTCAAAGGTAGATGAAAGAATTAAAGATGGTTCATACGTTCCACCTGGCAAAGATAGTGCAGGTTCGCTATCAGAAATTAGAAAACAAATAAAGCAAGGGCTAAATAGTCTTTAGTATAAAAAAAGAAAGGATGATTTTATAAATGGCTAATGTATTACAATATGTAACACTTTTTCAACAAGAACTAGATATGCAGGTAACAGTTGGCTCAACTACTGGATGGATGGAGAAAAATGCTGGTCAAGTT